TTTAGATCCCCAAGAAGGAAGGTGAGATCGTTTCCTCTTACCACCCATAGTTCTAGCCATAGATAATTAATCGTCCGGGTTCAGTTACTGAAAATGAAATGGATCATTGGTATTTATAGAATTCTCATTGTATCCGGGCTGGCTCTACCGAGCCCAGCCCTCTTACCCGGACCCTCGGCCACCGACCCACCACCACGACCCCCTCCCTCCGGTCGGGGTCATACCTTTCTCGGCGCTTTTGACACAGATCAAGTAATTTTCAATTTTAATAATATATAAATCACATTTCTTTTAATTCAATCCTACGTAATAACGCAGGTAATTGTACATGTTCTTCACCAGCAAAACTAAAGATTTGTCTGGGATGGAAATTACTAGTTACAATAAAATTACACGCATACAATGGAATCATTCCACCTTTATTTTCTACCATACACTTATATCTATCAAACCAACGAAGTAGGTGATTGATATCAATACCACCGGGACCAAAATCATCAATAATGACTTCCTTTTCCAGCAAGTATCCATTCCACCACTTTGTTCGAGGTTCTTTAATGTAAGCACTAGGAAGAGTACTATGAGCTTCACGACTTTTACCAACACCAGGAGGACCATAAATCCATAAAACATGAATGTCAGGACGCTCAATAGGTTGCTGAATAGTTAAATAGTTTCGTAACATGTTATGTCCGGAATAATACCAGGTTCCCGGCTCATTGGATGCGAATCCACGAATTCCGGTAATTCCAGATCCACAGGCATCTGCAAATCGGAGAGCCAGTTCTCCTCTGCTTCCTCTTCCTTTAACTTCATCGTCACCAGGTCTTTCACCATATTCTCTAAAGTCTCCATCCTTTGAGCAGTAATCGTAGTTTCGTGAGCAACTACCTGCAGCGACTTCGATATGGCAACGAGGGAGAAATCTATCCTTGATAGTCTTGAACTGAACTGGTCGTGTAAAGACAACATATCCCTGGAGGTGTGGAGTCCCTGATTCTCCAGTCTCTTTACCAACGATTGCATATCGCGACTCAGTTTCAAGAGTTCTCCATATATTGGTGAATTCATCTTCAGTATAATTATTTAAAGTAAAGCAATAAGCCTTTTTTGGAGTAGGCATGACAATAATGAAAAAATTCACTTTTATTTATAGGCAACAAGAAGCGTACAACATACACTAGGGGCACAAGGGGGGTTTTGGGTAATACTATACCAAAACCCCGCCGTTTGTGTTTACAAGTCAACTACACTAAATGACAAATTAAATGAAGATATAATATTAAATGTTTGTCCAGCTCCCGCGGCAACTTGATTTCCAACGTAAATAAAATATACAGGAAAATACTTGGCTCCACGTGTATACTGATCGCAATCTATTTTTTTAACACGTAACTTCTCTTTCACTTCAAATTCTTCAGCTTGTTGAAGAAGCATCTCCTTATCATCAATTGGACGATAAAAATATTCATCGTAATCAGCACTATCTTGAAGAGTCAATGTTTCAGACGAACCAAGAGACACGCCACTTCCATTATTAAAATTAATAATTGTTTGATTAAGCCATTCTGACGCAGGAGCTACGTCATTACCATCACTAAAGTTTCTTTTTTGTTGTTTGTAATATACTTTTTGTATCCTTACACGTAATGTATCACTATCAGTTGAAGTATTCCTAAACGCTAGTCTAGTCATACCACCTCTAATAATAACAGTTTGTGGATTCAATACAGGTGGAGCAGGAACAACTGAAAAAGCTAATGGTTGAATACCACCAGCAACTGTCCAAAAAGGACTAGTCTCAGTCATAGGATACGCAGCAAACACATTCCAATTACCAACACCCGTTGTAACTGGTAAAGGTAAATTTTGAGCAATAGCAAGCGCAGATCTATAATGTGTCTTAGGAACTGTCAAATTCCATAAAATATGATTATATGAACGTTTACTAATTCTATGCTTTCCAACTAACATAGAGTTAGCTTTCAAAGCACGAGTACTATTCTCAGCATAACGAGGCATCTTCTTCTTAGAAGACCTACGTTTACGTATTGTTCTACGTTTTTTAGATCCCCAAGAAGGAAGGTGAGATCGTTTCCTCTTACCACCCATAGTTCTAGCCATAGATAATTAATCGTCCGGGTTCAGTTACTGAAAATGAAATGGATCATTGGTATTTATAGAA